CAAAAGTAAAAATAGGTTGATAAATAGCCGCCAGTGCCGTTCCACCTATTGTAATGTCGTTAGTACATTCCAGGTCCGTAAACCAACCCTTTGTAACCCTTGCTGCGGTAGCGGCCAAGGAACCTGTCATTGTAAGGTTATTAGCCGCCAGTGCCAGCGTCCCACCGACTGTTAGGGCGTTTGAAACTGTTACCCCAGATGTTGCCGTTAAGGTCATTTCGTTGGCGGCGTTTCTGTGTATAGAAGCGTCTTGCCCTAATCCTAGGTAAATCTTTCCAGCATCACCTATAAATAAATTAAGCCATTCCTTGGTTGTTGAACCCAAGCTGTCTGTGTCTGCTGTATCTGAAACTATATCTTGGGTGGCTATGTGGTTTCCTAAGTTGTCTGCCGCCCCTGCCGCCTGAAATGTCGGTGCTGCCCCTGCCCCGTTTGACGTAAGGACCTCTCCATCATTTCCTGTTGCCACTACCGCAATCACTCCGTCTGCGTCCCAAGTAATCAAATTTCCATCGGTTCCGTTAGCCAAACCAGAATAAGGTAGCCCAGTGCAGTTTGTAAGAACTCCAGCACTCGGTGTTCCAATATCGGGCGTAGTTAATGTAATTCCAGCCAGCGTTAAAGCAGCTGAGGCACGGTTTATAGCTACCTGTGTCGTTCCAATATAGAAAGTCTGTGCTATGGCGGCATAAATAGCGGCTAAAGCTGTTCCACCTATTGTAATATCATTAGTGCTTTCTATATCCGTAAACCAGCCCTTAGTTACCCTTGCTCCAGTAGCAGCTAAAGAACCTGTCATTGTGATATTATTTGCGGTTAAAGCTAAGTCTCCGCCAGAAATCGTAAATCCACCCGTAGCGGTAGCAACTGTTATATTTGCCGAACCATCAAAACTTACCCCGCCTATGGTTCTTGCCGTTTTTAATGTTTCCGCAGTTGTAGCTGCTCCTGAAGTACATACCGTATTGTCTCCCGTATTTGTCCCAGAGGTGTTTCCAATAACTATTTTTTCCGCATCGGTTACATAATTATCATCAGCTCCTAAAGCGGCTGCGAAAGAAGCAGTTGGTTCGTATGCGGCAGTATCAAGATTCCCTATGTTAATTTTTTCTGCGTCTGTTACATAGTTATCGTCAGCCCCCAAAGCCACGGCATAAACTGCTGATAGGTCTGGTATGTCATCCGCCACTAAAGCCCTGAAAGCAGGGGTATCAGCCGCACCAGTAGTCGGCCCAGCTAATACTTTATTTGCGTCTTGGTCATCTAATCCTATTTCTTGGGTTGATAATTCTAAAACAGTGTCAGCACCAACGCTTAAAGTAACCGCATCGTGTCCGCCAGGTAAGCCATTTATCACATCATAAACCGCATTTTTAGAGGGTGCTATGTCGGTTACCCCATTCCATCCTACTCCGTAGGCATCATCGCTAACTAAACCAGCCTCATAATAATCTAATGTTCCCGAAAATGGGTTAAATTTATATGCCATAGCTATGTTCTTGTTATGCTATCTAAAACCGCCCCAGTATAAGCCAACGTAAGGGTAGCAACTGTTGAACCCCCAGCACCGCCAGCTTTATAAACCACGGAAGTTAAGTTATCTCCCGTATAACCCAAGGCGACATAATCATAAACTTTAGGAACCAATTGGCTTACGTTAATAATATTTGACCTTCCACTAGAATCCACGCTCTGCCTAACCTTAGCTAATCCAGTTCCGTCCCAACCGTAAGCCAGCACCTTTTTAGTCGGCGTTGTGGTGGAGTCGTGTTCCCCTAATGTAATTTCTTTTATTGAATCTGGTTCTATAATGTCTGCCATATTATTTGTTTAAGGTTTCTTTTTTAATATCTTCTATAATTTTATCTAAAGCCAAATCTATGTTTTTATGTTTTTCAAAATATTGATTTAAAAGTTTCCTAAATTTTTCAGGCGAAAATTCTATCCAAACCCTATCGTCTTCGTATAAAATAGCAAGTCTCATATTTCTACTTTCGGCAACTCTGGCGACTTGGGTTGCTTTGCCTTTTTTATTGATTGTATTCTTTCCTCTAATTCCCTGTTCTTTTTAGTTTGTAAATACTTTCCTCTCCTTTTGTCTTTCTCAATTCGTTCCTGTCTTACAATGGCCTCTTTCTTTTCTTTTCTCTTCTGCGTTTCCCGTTTGGCATCTGCTTCTTCTTTCTCTTTCTGCCTGCGGGAAAATTCCTCTTTCAGTTTTGTGTCCCGTATTTCTTTTTCTTCATCAAACCCCTTTTCAAGATTTAACGAATAAACATAAGAATAAATCTTATCCAGTTTTTCGCCCAGAACAACGGGATTCCCCAGTTTGCTGTCTATTTTCCGAAGCTCCCCTAAAACATCATCGGAACCCTTGATATAGTTATAAATTACATTCACCTTTTCAACGGTGGGACCGTCCATTTTATCTTTCGTAGTGACCCCGAAATATCTGAAAATCTCAACTAAGTTCAAATCTATCTCGGTCATCCCGACCGTTCTGGCGTTGTTCATTATCTTGTCGCCAGTTTCTTTCCATTTTAGGCTTTCAACCTCTTTTAATATATCCATCAAAATTCTTGTTTAGGCGGAATAATAACATCGGGTTCTCCCTTTTTCATTTCGGGCAATGGCTGGTCGTTTAATTCCCAGCAAGCCAAAGCCCTCGCTATAACGCAGTCATCGTATTCCCCCTGCGGGGCATTGTAAATAATATTGCCAGATGGGGAAACATCAAAGCTATAAGCCCGACACTCGGTATTCGCCTCTTGGCTGTCTTCCGTCCCCACCTCGTCGTTCGGAAAAGAAATGCCTTGGTTTTGCACCATCACAATTAATTTCTCTACCAGCTGCCTCTTTGAAACATTGGATTGTATTTTATAGCCCGTGACATTATAACCAGCGTTTTCCAGCTCTCCCACATAGGCATCACCCACCGTTATCGAGGTAGCGTCAATCCAAATCGGGCAATGGCCGTATCTATCGGCGACCGAGGTGATTTTCTTTTTCTGAAGCTCCCATTCTCCCTGAAAGCGGTGGTTATTGACCTCTTGGTTTGTCATTAAATCCATCACACTAATGTCGGTGTAGTTCTCATATCTCCCTAAGTCTACCCCCACAACATAAAGATGTTTCTCATTGTATTCCTGGGGATACTGATATTCCTTTAAGCAGTTGCCGAAGCCCTGAAAAACCATTGCCTCCTCCAAAAACTCAGCCATATATTCCTGCCGAAAGACGAAATCAGGCAGTTTACTTTTCGCCTCGTCCCATTTTTTCTTGTCAAAATAAGGGCTTTCTATGGAAGTCCAGTGAAAGGCTCCGCCCCTCTCCCCAGCCTTCCTCCATAGCCTCCAAAACCAATCCCTGCCCCTCGGCGTTGAAATATAGATTGATTTGCCCAATTCAATACCCGAAGCTGGAATAATGTAGGTATGGAAAATCTGCTCGGAAGTTCTAGCACATTCGTCAATAATCCTTAAATTGTATCCTTTTCCTAAAATCTGCTCTGGCTTCTCCGTTGACTTTCCGTCAAGGAAAGAGCCCCATTTCGTGACAACCTTGGGAAAAGGCTTATTTATTACCCTTATCTCGTTTTTAAAGTATTTTCCTATCCAGGTTCTCAAATAATCCATCACCCTGTCGGTCAGGGTATAAGTCGGTGCGACAAGGAGAATAGCCATATTACTCTCCAAAAGAGCCCTCAACGCTATATAGGCACACAAGATGGTCTTTCCCGCCTGCCTGCCCGCACAGATAACGACCTCCTCGGTCGGACTGTTCAAAACGTCCTGCTGTTTTCCGTGAGGATAAAACTTCAGCATCTCCTGAAGTGCCTTGTCGATGACGACCTTCCTTGTTACCTTGTCCCTTTGGAGCTGTTTTTTTGCCCTTGCCTCCTGTTCTATCTCCTTCTTCAGTTTAATCCCCTTCATAGCCGCATCCTTGTCCTCTCCCTTGATTATGTCTTGAAGTATCAAATCAATTTTCCTGTCCGTTAATATTTTAGCTCTTGGCATAAGTACCTTTTTTATGTTCCTTTTTGTTCTGTTGTTATGACTACTTTGTGTTTAACCCCCAATTTTGTATGGGGACTATATAATACTTTATGAGACAACGATGGCAGGGGTGCCACCCCCTTGATATGTCGCACAAGATAGATTATACGACACTATTTATTCGTAAATATGCCTTATTTATAAGATTAAGCCCGTTATGGTGCCTCTTTGTGCTTTCTTGTGTCCTTTCTTGTATGAGTTTGTGTGTGTTATTTCTTAACCTGACAACCCCTTATTTAACAAACGGCTGTACTCCTATCTTTCCCGTTATCCTATGCCATACCCATACAGGACAATACCAGGGCTTTAATCTATAAAGTCTTTTTGTTTCTGCCCGCAATTCTCTTCTTATGAGTTTTGCTTTTTTGTTTCTCATTTCTTCTTGCCTTTAAAATATCCCTTGGGTTTTACTTTCTTTGTTTTCTTTTTAGCCCGTTTTTTT